GTTTTTAGTTCTTGCTAATACCAACCATTCACCAGAAGACATATCTACTGTATCAATATCAAAATGTCGGTGTAAACTTCCTTTATTAGTTTTAGGTTGCCATGTTTTATCAATTCTATGTTTAATTCTATTTACAATTCCCATTACCAATTGATGAACTTTGATAGGTATTCTGTGTGATTGTATTAATGGAAGATTTATCATTTGATCTTGTAAAGCTATAAAAGAATCCACATCAGCGCCAGCCCATCTAAATATAGCTTGGTCATCATCTCCTGCAATAAAAGAATCTTCTGTTTTATTCCAAATAGTTTTTGTCATATCCCATTGCATTAAAGACAAATCTTGTGCTTCATCAATAAAGATGACATCAAATTTGGGAGATAAATCTGACTTAATAAAATTTAAAATCATGTCATTAAAATCAATTAAGTTATATTCTTTTTTGTATCTTTTTAATTCATTATATATAATTCTTAACTTATCTCTCTCCAGGTCCTGAGTGTGCTCCCTTCTTTCATACTGTTGTTCAGGTGTAATATTTCTAAGTTGAGCTAATTGAATTATTTTTAAATACTCACTATCAGAAGTAAATATACCGTGATCTTCTTGATGTTCTGCATAAGAGACTGGAAATCCTAGCTTTTTTCCAAGATCTTTATAGTGTCTTGATTGCATGACTTGATCTTTTTTAAGTCCTAATTTTCTAAATGCTAATGAGTGTAGAGTTCTAAAGTATGGAAGATCATCTTCAGTTAAATTAAATTTTTTAATTGCTTCATCTCTGGCATGATAGGCAGCTTTTTGTGTAAATGCGAAGTAACCCACTCTATCTGGATCTGTTTCTTTTAAATAATCATCTACTTTATTTAATAATGTAGTTGTCTTACCTGTGCCTGGTGGTCCTAGTACTATTGTTTTCAAAATACATCCTTAGGTTTTAATTCTTTTTGAACATAATCATCTTTTTTCTTATCAAATTGTCTAACTGAAAATACAGATATTCTTTCTTTACCAACTCTTTTATTTTCACAATTACAAACTTCTTTTAACATTTGTGCTGTTCTAGAATAATCTACATCCCATCTTTGTCTAATTAAAAATCTATTGTAAAATTGACTAAACACAAAATGGTGGTAACCATCGTTAGTCCATACTCCACCTTTTTTAAGGTCTGTAACATCTGATCCAATGTGTCTGTTTAAACAAAACTCTTCTAAATGATTTGTTAATTGATCTGCTGTTGTTACACCTTCTGGTGCTTCCACAGGTTCGTGGTTCTTCATCAGTGGATTTATAATCATGTCCCAATCTCTAGGTTTAACTGTTGGTGGTTTAAAATCTAACTGCTCCATACACGCTTCTTGAAACAAACTTTGTTGTTTTAAATATTTAACATTCTCCAGGTGTAAACGTTCACCATCTACGTTTAAATAGTAATAAGGTTTTTCTAATTTAATTTTTTGTAAATCTGTTAAGGCAGGAAATACAATTTCTTCTCCTATTCCATATTTACGACTTCTACATAATTTCTTATCACATAGATTACACATTGGAACATCATTACATTTATAACCCCAATCTTTTTTCTCATGTTGTCTTTTTACTATATCTAATTCGTTCTCTGTTAATGGCACAGTTGTTGCATCTGCATTAAACATTGTTAATTTAGTTTTCCATTCTGCTGGCCATTTCTTTTTAGCGTATACACCAAAATGAAACATTGCATTATTACGTCCACCATTTTCTGGAATTTTATTTATAGCCATTAATTCTATACACGGCGGCCCGTCAGAAAATTCTGACTGAGGCCGCTGTACTTTTATGGAACCAACATGTAGTTGTTTTTTATTATTATAGATCCCATAAAATTCTTCTAAGTTTGCTGCTGTACCATCATCTTTAAATGCATATCTTGTTGTATCATCACCATTAAAGTATGGTAAGTTAAGGAAATTTCCTGTATCATCTTGCGATTTTAATTGAATTTGTTTTGGAAAGACTTCTGATCCGCCGTATCCTAGTAATGTTTTTATTTCTGTAAGTTTGTCTCTCATTCTTTCTGCTGATACCGAGTCTGTGGTAAACAGAAAGACGTGTGCTCCGCCACTCTTTGATCTACACACCACCAGTGGTAGATTATAATTTTTTATTTTATCTATTAATTTTTTATGATCAAAACCTGCATAGGAATCTATATCTACACATCCCCATACACATTGATTATCTTCATTAATTGGAATAATTCCTAAACTTTGACTGCCTTGTAAATGCATTCTCCAGAGATCGTCTGTCACTGGCTGACGTACTACAAAAGATTGTCCTTTTACCTTAACACCATTTTCTGTTGGTCCAGATACTTTAGTACAACCATGTGCACGTTCTAATCCTTTAAATATTTCTTTAAACATATTCATATTTTAAACGGGCGCCCCCACTCTCGCTTCAGCGCCCGCCTCCTAGGATACTGTTAATATGGTGAATCGGTTTTTGATTCGTCAGATCCGTGTTTAACTTTTACTTGACCCTTGCTGTTTTTTTCAGCAAAGCTTTTAGCAATCGCATAAACACCTTTATCTGTAACCGGACCAACTTTAGATACATCCCATCCAAACCATGTTCCTTTGTCATTCGACATTTGAACAGTTTTTAGATTATAAATGTGGCTATATGTTGGTGGTGTGAATAAGCCGTTCTTACCTTGAAGCTTGAGCCCCATCATGATTGAATTCCATTTACGACTAATCTTTAATTGAGTAGCCTTCATAGATATCAATGCTGTTGATGGACTTTTACCCATAAGAATCACAAAGTGATTAGCAGTGTTTTCTAGATAATTACCATTAGGTAATCTATCCTTCCAAGATTTATCACGAGTAGTTGTACTCACGATATCACTGTCTGCACTGTGGATTGCTACAGGAGCATTTCCAGTTTGACCTCTGTCCTGCCATTCGACATATTGTCTGTCATAATGGACTGGTATAACATTTATACCTTTTGCTCCATCATAAAGCTCTTTAGTCACTGTGTTTAGAATCATTCCAGGTTCTGCACCATTAATAAACTTAGCATTTTGTTTATTAACTTCTGGAGATAATTGTCCTAAAACTTTCAGAAATGGTAACGCAAGATCTTCTTGCGTCATATTCTGAGAGCCTGCATTTGCATCAGCTTCGAACAGAGTCGTAGACAATGCGCCTGCTTCTTCTTTTCTTTGTACTTGGTTCATGTTTATTGTTTCCTTTTTATTGTTGTTTTATTTCCAACGAATACGTTGAAAAGTTCCGTTGGCATGTCTTTACCTGCCTCAATACGTTCACGGACTAACGCTTTAAGAGTCATGGGCTCAACCTTCAACTTTTGTGTTGGTTGAAACCCACGCTCTTGTGCAAGAACAGCATAATCAGCTGCCTTGTTATCTTCGTTGCGACCAAAAGACACGGATATCTCGTTTTTGATTATATCTCCTAGTCCATTATTACGAAGCCAGTTAAACGCCGCTTCTCTATTTGCTATAGTGATGTTGGCGCTATAATTCGGTTTAACATCTACAGAAGATCCATCCATAAGTTTAAGATGGGACAAACCCATCTCAGACATCATAGTTGGAATTACTTCTCCTGATAAATGTTCTAAATTTTTTTTCTTTTGTTTTAAATCTTTTTCAGCATTTTCTATTTCTTGATTAAGATTTTCCAATCGTTCAACTTGATCAGCTAACGATCGAATATTTTCTGTTTTAGTTATGACCTTTGCTTGGTCTGTTTCAAAATCAATCATCTATTTTTCCTTTCTCGTATAAGTTAATTTCAATAGGATAATATTGTCTTTCTTGTTTATCCCATTTTAGTAAATTGTATTTACCATTTGTCATGTCAGAAACTATAGAACATGCTACACCTATAATTGCAGGATCCCCTGTCAATAATAAATAATCCTCCGTCGTAAAATCTTTTAAACTTTTTCTTAATTTAAAAATTAAAGGACCTGGAGAAAAAATTATTTGAGAAAATTCTGGTAATAGAAATTTAAATTCTCCGTATTTAGACGCGCCCATAATATTTATTTTAGGGCTGCCCGATTGGGTACCTGGAATTTCTTGTATGACGTAAACTATTTTTTCTTTCATGCTTGACAATATAGTGATTCATTGTTATCTTGTCAACTAGAAAGAAGATTATGCAGAATTTAAAATTGAAAAGGACCTGCGTCCATGTAAAGCCTCGCGCTAGCCTCTGTACGTCAAGCTGTGACCCCGAAAGGGGTAGCCCGGGAGCCTTTGCTCTCTCAGTAGTAAGTGCACTGAGGCTGGGAGAGTTAATATGAAATAAGTTCTTATATATAGGGAATGAGCAACACCCTATATATCAAATTTTTAATGCGAAAACTAATTGAATGCTTAGAAAAAAAGCAACAAGAAGAAGCTAAAAAATTTATTAAAAAAATTATGGAAGAATTAGATAGATGACGCTTCAATGCAACTATACTTCATACCAATTTTATTATCATTAATATATTTATATCCCATTTT